GTCCGTGCGTGCCGGGGTTCTTTAATATTCCACCCCGCCCCAACCCGGCGGGGTATTTTATTGCAGAAAGGCGGTGACCACCGTGCCATCCATTACCCCCAAGCAGGAACGTTTTTGCCAGGAATACATTGTGGATTATAACGGTGCCCAGGCCGCCGTCCGGGCCGGGTATGCCGCAAACTCCGCCCGCAAAACGGCCAGCCGCCTGCTGACAAATGCGGACATTCTTGCGCGCGTGCGCGAATTGCAGCGCGAGCAGACGGCCCGCCTGGCCTTGACGCAGGACTATGTTCTGCAGCAGCTTGTGGATACCTACCGCTGCTGCCGGGAGCCGAAGCCGGTGCTGGTGTATGACCCCGATGCAGGCGGCATGGTGGAATCCGGCAAGTACCAGTTTGACAGCAAGGGTGCCCTGCGTGCGCTGGAGCTGATCGGCAAGCACCTGGGCATGTACCAGGACAAGCTCAAACTGGACGCCAAGCTGGATACCGGCCAGCTGGGCAAGGTACTGGAACAGCTGGGTGCGCCGGATGGCTGATCTGCTGCTGTCCGAAAAATACAAGGCATTCCTGCGCTGCACCGCGCCGGTGGAATTTCTGGAGGGCACCACCGCAGCGGGCAAAACCACCGTGGGGCTGTTCAAGTTCATCCTGCGGTGCGCGGCCAGCCCAAAGCGGCTGCATGTGCTGGCGGGACTGGACCAGGGCACGATTGAAAAGAACATCATCACCAAGGAGCTGGGCGTGCTGGATGACTTTGGCGACCTGGTTGAATACTGGCCGGGCGGCCGCGGCGAGGACCGCCTGCCCCATCTGCTGCTGCACGCCCCAGGCGGCGACCGCAAGATCTATGTGATGGGCTATGCCGACAAAGCTCGCTGGAAAAAAGCCCTGGGCGGCCAGTATGGCTGCCTGTACATTGACGAGATCAACATTGCGGACATTGACTTTGTGCGGGAAGCCGCCATGCGCTGTGACTATCTGCTGGCCACCCTGAATCCCGACGATCCCGGCCTGCCGGTCTATGCGGAGTTTATCGACCATGCCCGCCCCCTGCCCCGGTGGACGCAGGATACCCCAAAAGAAATCACGGCTCAGCTGTGCCAGACCGCAAAGCCGGGCTGGGTACACTGGTTTTTCTCGTTTGAGCACAACCTGGGGTTATCCGCAGAGAAGCGGCGGCAGATCATCAGCATGGTGCCGCCGGGCACAAAGCTGTACAAAAACAAAATCCTGGGGCTGCGCGGGCGTGCTACCGGGCTGATCTTCAGCCTGGAGCCGCGCCATTTGATCTGTGCGGCAGAGCTGCGCACCCTGCTGACCCGGCCGGAACACCCGCTGCACTGGGTGCAGCTTTCCTGCGGGGTGGACACCAGCTACAGCCAGCAGACCGCCGATACTTTTGCCTTTGTGCTGGACGGTATTCTCTCTGACCGGCGCAAGGTCACGTTGGCGGCCCAGGCCCACAACAACAAGACCCGCGCCGAACACAGCCTGCCGCCGCTGGCCCCCAGCGATATTCCGCCCCTGCTGCTGGACTTTCTGGAGCAGCAGCGCAGGGCCTGGGGCTTTGCCCGCACCGTGTATCTGGATTCCGCCGACCAGGCCACGATCACCGAATGCCAGAAGTACCGCCGCCTGCACGGCTGCATGTATGACTTTGTGCCTGCCTGGAAGCGGCTGCCGGTGCTGGACCGCATCAACCTGGAATGCGGCTGGCTGGCCCACGGGGACCACCTGTTTGTGCAGGAAGCCTGTGCCCCCCTGATTGAGGAATACAACGTATACAGCTGGGACGAAAAGAAGCCCAACTGCCCGGAGGACCGCAACGACCACTGCGTAAACGCCGAGCAGTACGCCTGGCTGCCGTATAAGGAGCAGATTGGATGAGATGGATAGAAAGGGTGAAGACGATGATCCGCAGCTGGCTGGAAATTCAGCCTGCCTCCGGCAAAGGGCTTGTGATCCGCGAGCCAGTCAGCTTTGAAACCAACGTGCTGCGCAACCGCATCTGGTACCGCGGCGATGCCTGCGAGCTGGACCAGCTGTTCAAGCTGCTGGGGGATGACGAGGTGAGCCGGGCCAGGTTCTGGGCCGCTGCGCCGGAGGATGAAAGCATCCGCAAGGCCCACAGCGGCCTGCCGGGCATTATGGTAGATATTCTGGCCGGCATTGTGAAAGCCGACCTGAACGAGCTGGACTTTGACGGCCCCGCCGCCCAGGACGCTGCCGCCCGCTGGGCACAGCTGGCCGAAGAGAATGACCTGCCGGGCCTTGTCAGCCGCGCTGTGGCCGACACGCTGGTGACCGGGGACGGGGCGTTCAAGATCAGCCTGGACCCCAACGTCAGCACAGATCCGATCCTGGAGTTCCGTGGCGCGGACCAGGTGGAATACCGCACCAGCCACGGGCGCATCCAGGAGATTTGCTTCCTTTCCCCTGTGGGGGAACGCGGGCGGATCCTGCGGGAGGTATATGCCCCCGGCCGTGTGCAGTATGAGCTGCTGGACGGGGACAAGGTTTTGCCTGTCACCGCGGAACCGGACACTGCCAACCTGCGGGATGTGACCTTTGCCGGGGATTTTATGCTGGCTGTGCCGCTGCAGTTCTGGCCGTCCGCCCGTTGGCGCGGCCGCGGGCAGAGCATCTTTGACAGAAAGACTGATGCCTTTGACGCCCACGACGAGATCATCAGCCAATGGATGGACGCGGTGCGGGCGGGGCGGGTGCAGCGCTATATTCCGGAATCCCTGATTCCCCGCAACCCCGAAAACGGCGCGCTGCGGATGCCCAACGCCTTTGGCTGCCGCTTTGTGGCTGTGCACGAGAGCAGCAAGGAAAACGCGGACGACAAGATCCAGACCGAGCAGCCGGACATCCGGTATGATGCTTTCCTGGCCAGCTATACAGCCACACTGGACATGTGCCTGCAGGGCATTATGAGCCCCGCCACCCTGGGCATTGATCTGGGCAAAATGTCCAGCGCTGATGCCCAGCGCGAGAAAAAGGACGTGACCGGCTACACCCGCAGCGCCATTACCGATGCGCTGGAAAAAGCGCTGCCCCGCCTGGCCGAAACTGCCCTGAAAGCCCAGGATATCCAGGCCAGCCTGCTGCCCGGCGAATACCACGCCTCCTGCAGCTTTGGCGAGTACGGTGCCCCCAGTTTTGACAGCCGGGTCCAGACCGTTGCCGCCGCGGCCGGCGCGGGCGTGATGAGCGTGGAAGCCCAGGTGGATGAGCTGTGGGGGTCCAGCAAGGACGATGCCTGGAAAGCCGCCGAGGTGCAGCGCATCCGGCTGGAGCAGGGCATTACCGACGCTGCCGAGCCGGAGCTGGATGCCCCCTCCGGCCTGATGCCCGGTCCTGACGCATGACCGCCCGCGATATTGCCGCCCTGTTTGATGCCCTGGAGCTGGATCTGGTAAAAAGCCTGCACCGCTGCCTGGCCCGCCACCAGCGGCAGGAGCAGACCGAGGGCGGCCAAAACGGCACACCCCGGCACTGGCAAGCCTGGCAGGCCGCCAAGCTGCGGGACATACGGCGGTTCCGCCGGGAAAACACCGCCATCCTGGGTGAATACCGGGACCGCATTGATGCCGATACCCGCACTCTGCTGGAGGAGGAAGCCGTCCAGGACGGTTCGGATGGATTTTTCCGGATGAGCGACGAGCGAATGACCGCCCTGCTGAACGAGATGCAGCAGGCCAATGAGCAAAGCGAACGCGCCGCCCTTCGCTACATGAATGATGTGTACCGCAAAACCATCCTGCGCACCGCCGCTGCCATGCAGGCAGGCGGGCAGACCCTGCAGCAGGCCACTGACGCGGCGACCCGCGATTTTCTGGATCAGGGCATTGCCTGCATCCGCTACCGCAACGGCCGCCGGGTGAACATTTCCACCTATGCCGAAATGGCCCTGCGCACCGCCGGGACCCGCGCCATGCTGATGGGGGAAGCCGCCCAGCGGGAGTGCCTTGGCCTGGACACGGTGCTGGTCAGCCAGTACGGCGCCTGTTCCAAAACCTGCCTGCCCTGGCAGGGCCTTGTTTACATTGATGATGTGTTCCAGCCCTACCACGGCCCCCGCACGCCGGGCGGGACATACGGCATCAGCCGCAACGGCAGGCAGTATCCGCTGCTGTCCGTTGCCATGCAGGGCGGGCTGTTCCACCCCAACTGCCGCCACACCCTGAGCACCTGGGTGGAGGGTGTCAGCACCCGCCCACGCCCGATGGACAAAGCCAAAGTGGAAGCCGCCGCCCAGCTGGAAGCCAGGCAGCGCGCTTTGGAGCGCAGCGTGCGCAAAGCCAAACGCCAGGCGGCGGGCCTGTGTGACCCCGCCGCTGCAAAAGCCGCCCGCGCCCGTGTGCGCACCGCCCAAAAGGAGCTGCGGGATTTTGTGGCCGACCATGGGGATGTGCTGCGCCGGAATGTGTGGCGGGAGAGGGACACGGCAGCGCTGGAACGCTATACAACCCCTGCCGCAGGTGGTATACTGGACACATCAAACAGGATTGGTGTGAACCCGGACGTGAATTATATTTGTGACTTAAACCCTGAAATTTACAAAGCAGCTGTTCCAACTATCACTACAGAGCATGTTATCATCACGGATAAGCAGCTTGAGCATATCCGTGAACGGCATCCTGATATTTCTGCAACAGTCATGGAGCAGTTGACTGAAATCATTCACGCACCGGACTACATCATCGAAACCGACATGCCATATACTGCAAATATTCTGAAACACTTGGAAATCAACGGCAAGGGGTACCAGCTGGTGCTGCGCATCCGGACTGACAGCGACCCCGAGGAGTTCCAAAACTCCGTTATAACGTTTATGTCTGTAAACGAAAAGCGTTACCGCCAATACCTGCGGAACCGCAAAATACTTTACAGCCGGGAATGAATGTGCTAAAATAAGCATAGGATAAGAAAGGCATTTGAGGTGGTAAATTTCGTAGCGACCACACGCCGATGGTAACGACAAGGGTTTTTGCCCTGAGAGATGCAGGAGGATGCTACGCCTGCCAAATGCCAATCGATGGGGAACGGTTCCGATGCCGTTCCCCGTTCCTATTTCATAGCCTAATCACCACGATGCAAAAGCACCGTGGTATTTTTATGCCTGCTTTTGACCGCATGAGGTCAGGGCGGGCAATTTTTATGCCCAAAACCAGAAAAAATAAGAAAGGAGAACCCAATGAGCGCAAAGAAAAAGCCTGAACCCGCGGCCCCCGCCGCCCAGGAACCGCAGCAGGAAGAAAAGGGCGCGGATTCCGCCACGGACAGCCAGCCGGATGCAAAGCCCACTGAACCCGCGGACGCTGCCAACCAGCCCACGGACACCGAACCACCCGCCGGGCCGGATGCAGAACCCGACCCGCAGCAGGACCCGGAGCCCCCGGCGCAGGAGGAATCTTCCCCCACCCCGCAGGCGGAGGGCACTGCTGCCCCGGATACCGAGCTTGCCCAGGTAAAAGCGGCCCTGCTGGCTGCCAACTGCGAAATTGCCGCCTACAAAGCCGGTGTGGACAGCGCCATGGTGGCGGATGCCATCACGCTGGCCCGCGCCGAAGCCGGGCCGGGCGCTGACGAAGCTGCCATTGCCGCTGCCATGCGGCGCGTGCTGGAACGCCACCCGGAATGGAAAGCCCTCGCCGCTGCCAAAAAGACCACCGGCGGCTTTCGGCTTGGGGCTGACCCTGACGCAGCTGCCAAGCCCACCGCACCCCAGAAAGACCCGGCCGGCGCCAAGCGCTGGAACCGGTTCAAATAACCACCCTGAAAGGAGCCTGACACCATGGCAAACACCCTGAACTATGCGAAGGTCTGGAACCCTGAACTGCTTGAGATCATGACGCAGGAAACTCTTTGCACCCCCTTTATCACCACCAATGTCAAGTGGCTGGACGCCAAAACCTTCCACTTTACCAGCATGAGCACCAGCGGCTTTAAGAACCACAGCCGCAGCGGCGGCTGGAACCGCGGCACCTATACCCAGACCGACCACCCGTTCACCGTAACCCACGACCGCGATATTGAGTTTTTGGTGGACAAGGCCGATGTGGACGAAACCAACGCGACCGCCTCCATCCAGAACATTGCCAAAACCTTTACCAAAACCCAGAGCGCACCAGAAAAGGACGCCCTGTTCTTTGCCAAGGTGGCCGCCGCAGCCCTGGCCCAGACCGGCTACCACACCGAGACGGACCCCGCCACCATCACCAAGGCCAATGTTTACCCCTACCTGAAAACCTGCCTGTCTGCCGGCAAGCTGCGCCGCTACAAGGCCAAGGGTGCCCTGATTGCCTATGTGACCAGCGCCATTATGGATGCGCTGGAGCAGGCCCCGGATTTTACCCGCACCATTGCAGTGACCCAGATTGCTGACGGCGGCACCGGCATTGAGACCCGCGTGACCGAGATCGACGGCGTGCCCGTGATGGAAGTGATCGACGATGAAGTGTTCTATGACGCTTTCAAGTTTGACGGCGAGAACGGCGGTTTTGAACCCGCTGCCGGTGCCCACAAGATCAACTGCCTGATCGCCACCCCGCTGACCACCAAACTGGTGCCCAAGATCAGCTCCATCTACTACTTCAACCCCGGCTCCCACACCGAGGGGGACGGCTACCTGTACCAGGAGCGTGAACTGAGCGACGTGTTCACCTTCCCGAACGGCAAGGACGGCGAGGTGGACAGCGTGTTTGTTGATGTGGCCAAAAGCTGATGGGCGCTTACGTTGACGAAGCCGATTACATGGCCATGACGGACGGCAGCCAGCCCTATGACGGCCAGCGGATCTTGCAGGCCGAGGACGAGGTGAACGACCTCTGCTTTGGCCGCATTGCTGCCATCGGCTTTGAACACCTGACCGAGTTCCAGCGCCGCCGCGTCCAGAAAGCCGTCTGCCTGCACGCGGTTTTCCTTGCCCAGTATGCAGACATGCTGCAAAGCCCGCTGGCCAGCTATGGCATCAACGGGGTCAGCATGAGCTTTGACAGCGGCAAAACCGTAACCCAGAGCGGCGTTACCACAAGCCATGCCGTGCTGGCGCAGCTGAGGCAGTCGGGCCTTGCGGTCCGGCTGATCCCATGAGGTGGCCCCGGCTTGTGCCCCCCGCCGTGTGCTGCACCCCCTGTACTGTGGTGCTGACCGGCGCGGAGGGCGAGAACGGCGCGCCCCAGGTGCTGGCCGAGCTTTCCCTTGCCTGCAACTGGCAGGACAAGCCCCGGCAGGAGCTGGACGCCAAACGGCGGCTGATTACCCTGTCCGGCACAGCGCTGTTTGACGGTGACATTGCGCCGGATCTTGAGATCCTGGCCGGAACCCTGACCCTGTACGGCCGCAGCTGGGTGATCTACCGCGGCACCAAGTGCCGCAACCCGGACGGCAGTGTGAACTTTACCCGCCTGGAGGTGCGCTGATGGAAATTGAAGTCAATTTGAACCAAGCCGCGATCGAAGCCATCCAGCGCGCCATGCAGGATGCAGCCCTGGAGGCTATGGGTCTGCTGCGCACCGAAGTGACCACCGCGCAGGTGATGCCATTTGATACCGGCACCATGCAGAACGCCCGCACCGCCGTGGTGCAGGATGTGCTACCGGACACTGTGCACACCGCACTGGTCACGGATACCCCCTATGCGCGGCGGCTGTATCACCACCCGGAATATCACTTCCAGACCGGAAAGAACGCCAACGCCCGCGGTGAATGGCTGCACGACTGGCTGCCGGGCGGCGCACAGGAACACTGGCTGCAAACCACCTATGAATCCGCCCTGAAACGGAGGCTGCCCAAATGACCACCGAACAGCTGAAAAACTGGCTGAAAGCCCAGCGCCCGGAGCTGGGCAGCTGCATCCGCCTGGGGGCCGTAGACGCCAACGCTGAATACTTTTTGGGCGTTTACCCTGCTGCCCGCAGCGGCCCGGCACACATTGCCCTGGGCGGTGCGGCACAGACCAGCTACCAGGTGCAGGCCTTCCGCCTGCTGCTGCGCTGGGGCAAAGCCCAGCCGGAGGCCGAAGCCCAGGCCACTGCCCTGTGGGGGCTGTTTTATGGCCTTACCGGGGCGCAGATGGCCGGTGCAGATGTGCTCCTGGCAGACCCCGGCGCGGGGTCCATCCCCCTGGGGCGCGGGGCCGACGGCGTGTTTGAGTACGCCATCAACCTGACAATGACCTGTAAAAAGGAGTGAAAACCATGGCAAACAAAACGGGTGTTTATCCCGTATTTGAAAACAAGTTCAAGATTGGTGCCCGCGGCGCCACCGCCAAAAACACCATCGCCGATATGGAAACCTTTACCGTTGCCATTGACGGCAATGTGGAGGAGTGGAAACCGATGGAGGCCGAAGGCTGGGTGCGCCGCATGGTGACCGGCAAAAGCCTGAAGATCACCCTGTCCGGCAAGCGCAACATCGGCGATGCCGGCAATGATTATGTTGCCAACAGTGCCTGGGGCACCGGCTCCACCTGCGACAGCAGCTTTGAGTGGGAGTTCCCCAGTGGTGCTAAGCTGGGATTTGACTGTGTACTGAGCGTTACCAACCCCGGCGGCGGTGATTCCACAAACGTGGCCGGGCTGGAATTTGAGGTGCAGAGTGACGGCAAACCCACCTTTACCCCCGCTGCATCCGGCTGATTTTGTTTTGTGCCGGGCAAACCGGCGGGCGGGCTTGGGGTTTGAAATGAATACAACACAATGGAGGGATTCCCTATGGGCAAACTGTATACCCTGGACGGCAAGCTGCTGACCGAAACACCGGAGATCCGCGTGGGCGAAAAGATCTACCCCGTGGACAACCGCAAAAAGACCGTGACCAAAATTCTGGATGCTGCCACCAGCGCCACCAAAAACACCTCTGCGGATGTGATCGACCGCTGCCTGGAGCTGGCGCTGGGCAAGCCCGCCGCCAAGGAGCTGAACGAGATGGACCTTCCGTTCCCCGCTTATATGCAGCTGTTCACCCTTGTGATCAGCGCCGCCACCGGTGAAAAGCCGGAGGTTGTGGAGCAGCGATTTCAGGACCCCGCCGAATGACCCGCAGCCACTGTACGATACCGCATTTGACGCCGTGCTGATCGAGCAGAGCCTGGCCACGCAGTACGGTATTCTGCCCGCAGCGCAGGCGGAGCTGCCCTACCCCGAATGGGCAAAGCTGGTGGGCGGCCTGATGGACAACACCCCGCTGGGCCGCGTTGTGGCTGTGCGGGGCGAAACCGACCGCAAGAAACTGGCCGCCATGGGGCCGTGGGCCCAGCGCATCCACCAGCAATGGCAGGCACACCTTGCCCGCCGGGCCCTGGAAACTACGCCGCCCGCAGCCCTGCGCCGCCAGATGGACAGCCTGGAAGCTGCCATGGCAAAACTGTTTGGAGGTGAACCCTGATGCCGGAGGCAACCAGTGTCGGCACGATCTATTTTGACCTGGCCTTAAAGGATACCATCAACGCCCAACTGCAGGCCGCAGCGGCCCGCACCAAAGCCCAGGTGCAGCACGCCTTTAACGGCGTTGGGGACCAGATCCAGAAAAGCATTTCCGCCACCGGCACCCAGGCCGCCCAGGCCGCCGGTGCCGCCTGGAACAAGAGTGTGGCGTTGGCGCAGCTCAGCCTGAACAAAGCTGTCCGCGCCTTTGAGGAAAGCAAAAACCAACTGAACGCTGCCATGGCGCAGGTAAAACTGGGTGAGGAAGCTCCCAAAAGCGTTGACGCCCTTGCCCGGCGCGTGGACCAGCGATATGCCGCCATTGAGGATGCCCGCCAGCGCCTTGCCATTCAGGTACAGGCTGCCGCCCAGCGCCAGTCCGCTGCCGAACAGCGCGCTTATGATAAAGCTGCCAAGGCAGCGGAACAGGCCGCGGTACGCCAACAGGCCGCCGCGCGCCAGGATAACACCACACATGCTCCGCCCGCCAAAAAGTTTTCGCTCCTCAGCGGGTTTGCCAACCTGGCAAAGTCCGGCGCAGGGCTGCTCCGCCCGCTTGGCGGCAAACTCAGTGCTCTTCTTTCTGCCAGCCTGGGGCGGGTTTCTGCTGTCGGCAGCCAGGCCCTGGGCGGGCTGGTCTCTCGCCTTACCCAGGTTGACCGCCGGTTTGCCAGCGCTTCCACAGGCTGCCGCAGCTTTACGGCCCGCCTGCGCGGCATTGTCTCCGGTGCGCTGATCTTCAACGGTATTTCGGCGGGGCTGCGGCAGGTGGTCAGTTACCTGGGCAGTGCCGCCCTTACCAGCGGTCAGCTGAAAACTGCCCTGGGCAACCTGCAGGGCGCAGCCGCCACAGCCGCTGCACCTCTGGTGCAGGTTTTGACTCCCGCTCTGGCTACCCTGGCCAATGCCGCCGCGGCGGTGTTTGCCTGCCTGGCAAAGATCATTGCCCTGTTCACCGGCAAAAGCGTTTCCGCCGCCCGCACCGCAGCAAAAAGCATGGCAGGAGTGGGCAGCGCGGCATCCGGTACTTCCAAAAAGGTGCAGGACGCTGCCAAGAGCCTTGCCGGTTTTGATGAGATCGAGCGCCTGGACAAAAAGGACAGCTCCGGTTCCGGCGGCATTCCCCCCAATTACAGCTATGACGGCCAAAGCCCCTTCCTGGACAGCATTCTGGCTGCCGTCAAAGCAGGCGATTGGAACCAGGTCGGGCAGCTTGTGGCCCAAAAGCTCAACGCGGCCATGGCGGCTATCCCCTGGCCCAGCGTCCAGAATAAAGCCCAGACCTGGGCCGCAACCATTGCCAGTACCCTCAACGGTTTTATTGCCCGGCTGGACTGGCGGCTGGTTGGCTCCACCATTGCGCAGGGGCTGAACACCGCCCTGCTGTTTGTGGATACCTTTGTTCAGCATTTCCATTGGAACACCCTGGGCAACGGCATTGGCAACGCGCTGAACCAGTGCTTTGCGGAGCTGGACTGGGAAAGCCTGGGCCGCGTGCTGACCGACAAACTGAAAGCCCTGCTGGAAACCCTGCACGGCTTTGTGCAGACCTTTAATTTTGGTGCCCTTGGCAGCGACCTTGCCAAAGCCGCCATGGCCGGCATCAACAACGTGGACTGGGTACAGGCTGCCGGGGATATCAGTACCGCGGCCAAGGGCATCCTGGACGGGCTGACCAACCTGCTGCGCGGCATTGACTGGGCGCAGGTGGGGCAGACCGCACTGGAATGCCTGCAGAGCATTGACTGGGCGGGCATTCTGGAAAGCCTGTTCACCCTGATCGGCACCTTCATCGGCGGCATGGTTGAGCTGCTGGCCCCCACCTTTGCCAGCGTGGGGAACTGGATCAGCTCCCACTTTACCGATATCGGCCAAAACGGCATCCAGGGCTTTTTGAACGGCATGATCAGCCTGCTGGCTGACATCGGCAGCTGGATCCAGCAGCACATGATCGACCCGCTGGTCAACGCTGTCAAAAACATGCTGGGCATCCACTCCCCTTCCACGGTGTTTGCCGATATCGGGCGCAACCTGGTGCTTGGCCTGCTGAACGGCGTTTCCGGCATCTGGGGCCAGATCACGGATTTCTTTTCCCGCAGGCTGGATGATGTCCGGCAGAAGTTTGCCGATACCTGGCAGGCCGTCAACAGCGGTGCCAACGCGGCATGGAACGGCATTGCTACCACCATCCGCACTGCTGTGAACACTGCCATTGGCTTTATGAACCGCCTGCTTTCCGGTGCGGCCGCCATGGTCAACGGCATGATCGATGTGCTGAACCGCTTCAAGATCGATGTGCCGGAGGATGTGCCCCTGATCGGCGGCACCAGCTTTGGCTTTGCGCTGGATCATGTCAGCGCGCCGCAGATCCCCATGCTGGCCCGGGGCGGCGTGATCCGCCAGCCCACCCTTGCCATGATGGGCGAATATTCCGGTGCGGCATCCAACCCCGAAATCGCCGCCCCGCAAAGTGTGCTGCAAAACCTGCTGGCCAGCGCCATGGCCGACAATACCGACACCCTGCTTTCCGGCTTTGAGGAGCTGCTGGCCGTGCTGCGGGAGATCCTGGAAGCCATTTACGGCATTGAGCTGACCGACGACGATGTAGGCCATGCCGTGCAGCGCTGGCAGCGCAAGCAGGCCGTTGCAACAGGAGGCTTTTATTGATGCTTTGGACCAAAAGCGATGATTTTACCATTGACGGTTTCCCCATGCTGGGCACCGCCGAAGAGCAGGAACTTTCGTTTTCTGACCTGGATTCCAGCGATTCCGGCCGCGACGAGGCCGGGTTTATGCACCGGGAAGTGGTGCGGGAAAAGGTAGGTACCTGGAGCTTCCAGTATCCCATCCTGGACAAAGAGGACTACCACTACCTGCGCACCCTGCTGCAGGGCAAGCCCAGCTTTACCTTTGGTTACCTGGACGAGGACGGCACCCGTCATACCACAACCGCCTATTGCAGCAAATACGGCATCGTTGTCAAAAACCGCCGGACAGGAACGTTTAAGAACCTTAAATTTAACATTATCGAATGCTGATTGAGAGTTAGGAGGTAGGAAGTAGGAGTTAGGAGTTAAAACGGGCCTAAGGTCCGGCATTGTAGGGAACGGTCTCAACCGTTCCGGGGCCTTGGGGCGGATTCCACAACGGGATTTATTGCAAGGTGACGGGCGCACACCTTCCAACGCCTAACTTCTCCCTTCTAACTTCTAACTAAACCCAACGGAGGTGTATACATGCATCAATCCTTCCACACTTTTTCAAGCGACACCGAGCGAAAGGACGGCTCCTTGCAGGATGCCCGCAACCTTTTGTCTCTTGCTCTATCCGGCCTGGCCGAAGCGGCCGATGAAGATACCCTGCAAACCGCCGGGGCTGCCGAATATTTTTGCCGTTACGATCTGCCGCAGTACCTCTCTGTCCTGCGCGCCGCCATGGATACGCTGGACAAGGTGCAGCAGGGTGCGCAAGCCCCGGAGGAGCGCTCATGACCACAACCGCAAAAATTGAAGAGCTCCAAAAATCCGTCATCAACGCCATCAACAACAGCTGCCTGCACCCCGCTGTGGTGCGGCTGGTGCTGCTGAACGTGATCTCGATGGTGGAAGCCAGCGAGAGAGAGGTAAACAAAAAGGAGGAAAAAGCCACAAGATGACAACACATACCATTGCCCTTGCCCGCCACACTGCGCAGGTGGTGGGGCTGATGGGGCTGGTGGGCGTCCTGGTGCTGGGCACCTGGGACAGTTATGGCACGGAGCAGCTGCTCCTGCGCCCCGGCCCGGAATGGGAGGGCCTTGCGATTGATGCCACGTTCCATAACGTCCCCAACGATGAGGGTGTAACGGTATTGGCGGACACGGACGGCCTTGTACCCGTCCCGCCGGAAGCCTGTATGCGAGCATCCAAGTACGCAACCATCACGATCCGGGGCGTGCAGGACGGTGTACAGCGCATCAGCTGCAATCTGCCCTACATGGTGCTGGATCACGCCCAGGTGCCCGGTGCCAACAGCACCGCCACCCCCAGCGAGAATGCCCAGGCCCTTGCCCAGATGCAGGCACTGCGGGACGGCGCTGTAGATGCCAAGAGCCAGGCCGAAGCTGCCCGCGATGATGCCGCCCGCAGTGCCGTTGCCGCCAAGGAATACGAAACCGACGCGGGCCAGTCTGCCACTGCCGCCAAAACGGCACAGAGTGCGGCAGAGACGGCAAAAGCCGGTGCGGAAACGGCACAAAAGGCCGCTGCATCCAGCGCCAGCAGTGCAAGTACATCCGCAAGCACTGCGACGACACAGGCAGCGGCGGCAAAATCCAGCGCCATGGCGGCAAAGGCATCGGAGACGACGGCGGGAAAATCTGCCCAAGAGGCAGCCGCTAGCGCGGCAAATCTGGACAGTGCCGTGAACACGGCAACGCAGAAAGCGGCGGCAGCTAGTGCTTCGGCGGAAGCGGCAAAGGCGAGCGAGAGTGCGGCAGCAAGCAGTGAGGCGGCTGCTAGAAAGTATGCGAACCGCGCAGAATTGGCAGCCAAGACAGCAGGTGAAGCCGCAGCGGAAAAGCTGAAACAGATGCAGGCGATCCAGGACGACGTAACGGCCAAGCAGGCCCAGACGGCTACCGATGCGACGGCGGCAGAAAAGGCAAAAGTAGCCGCTGAAGCCGCACAGAAAGATGCTGCGGCCAGCAAGGCTGCTGCCGCAAACAGTTCCGCAGCTGCCAAGACCAGTGAAGATGCAGCTGCAAAGAGCGCGGCAGATGCCGACAGCACTGCCAACAGCATCAAGGAGTCCATGACGCAGATTGCCGCGCTGCAGAAGCGCCAGAATGTGCTTGTTGGCAGCGAGATAGGCAACCCGGCAAGCTGTGATGACGCCTTTGCTGCACCACTGTGTGGGCTGAGTGTGTACGGAAAGAGCACG